ATGGGATAGGTTTACCGAATTTAAAGAGAAACTTTTTGATAAGACTTCAACGGTAAACAATCCTTGGGTTATTATTGACGCTGAAGATAAAAGAATATCGGGATTGAATGCAATCAGATATGTTTTACAAAACATACCATACGAGGGTAAAAACGAAAATGTTGTTGGTAGAGAATATCCTGAAGTTCTTTCTGTTTTGAGACCTAACGGTTAATTTTCATCCTTTTTTTGTAACAAATCTGTTATCTCAATTTTTAAATGAGTTAATAACCAAGTGTCTAATAGTATTAACACTAACACCCAATCTATTTCATTTATGGAGTGAATTTCAGGATTATTTATTTTTTCGTAGACCCATATTAGGACCTTACCAGCCAAATAGAATTTCCCTATTACAAGAGATAATGATAGTAACTGTTTAATCATACCCAAATATAAAACTATTTATTGAAAAATAAAATAACCATGATACTAAAAATTGGATCTAAAGGAGAAGATGTAAAAAAACTCCAACAAAAATTAGGACTTGGTGCTGACGGTGTTTTTGGACCAGGTACTGAGAAAGCGGTAAAAAAATGGCAAATTGACCATGACCTTGGTGCTGACGGAATAGTAGGTGAAGGCACTTGGAACAAGATGTTCGGTGATCAAACACTTATTACAGAACCATCAATCCCACAAGTACCTATCGCGTCAGTCGGAGGATTGAAATTAGAAAAATTAAAGGGTCATATCCCTGATGCTGTTATCGCACAAATTCCTGACACTGCAAAAAGATTTGAAATTAATACACCATTAAGACTTGCACACTTCTTGGCACAATGTGGTCATGAAAGTGGTGGGTTCAAAGCAACTCAAGAAAATTTAAACTATTCCGCAAATGGTCTTAGAGGTATTTTTTCGAAATACTTTAAAGAGGCTGGTTTAGCGGAATCATATCAAAGAAATCCACAAAAAATTGCAAGCAGAGTTTATGGTGGAAGAATGGGTAATGGTCCTGAATCAACTGGTGATGGATATAAGTTCAGGGGAAGAGGTTATATTCAATTAACAGGAAAAGATAATTACACAGCATTCGGTAAAGCAATTAACGAAGACATGACCGTAAATCCTGATAAAGTTGCAACTCATTATGCATTATTATCTGCAGCTTGGTTCTTTAGCAAAAACGGATTACATAAAATGGCGGATGGTGGAGCAACTGACGCTGTAGTTACACAAATCACCAAGAGAGTAAATGGAGGTACTATTGGTTTACCTGATAGAATCAAACATTTCAAAGAATATTACCATTTATTATCATAATTCCTTAAGTTTGTAAAAACATTAAACAATCAGTATTATCATGAATGGATCTTATACATACAAAAGTCAATTTTTACCTCACGTTACAATAATGATTGTAACTGATGAATACCCTGGATATGAAGATTTAAGACCGATTTT